CATTTGTGAAATATGCCGTTGGAAATTATTCCACAATCATGTTAAGCGAGCCCCAGCGCATAGCTACTCTAACGAATATCCAGCGTTCTAAGATTCGAGCGATTGCGGACATCGACTTTTACACAACCGAACTAGAGCACCGGGTCAATACAAAAGACGCTAAAAAGAATCAGGAGCCTGTTCTAATTGCAAAACAGAACCTTGACTTATCATCACAGCTCTATGCAATCAGCACTATCATGGAAGTCTATTATGCACAAAACTGGAATGCTGTTTATCTGGAAAGTGTTCTTGCAGAGGCAGACCTACTGCTGGGGCACACGAAAAACAAAATTTCCGATGCCATTAGCCCTTACGCAAAGGATATCCGAGAAGCACACAAGGCGGCCTTCCTCAAAAAAGATCCTGCCCCCTTTACTCAATCCGAAAAGAGCATTCTAAAAATATCTGATAATCTTACAAAACAGGTGCTAAGTCCACTGGTTACGGTAATTAAAAATGCACTAAATGAACCCATGAACCCCTCCGAGCTATATTTGACTCAGGACGGATTTATGTATCAAAAAGTCTAGTCATTGTAGTGGGGAACTCTGCTTACGGTTTATATTGCAATTACAGTATTTCAGATGCTGTAATCACTCAAATGCATCCCGGTTCTGCTTCCACGCAATGTAAGCATCCATCATAGCTGCCACAGCATCGATCTTCTGGTCCTGCCGCTGCTTGTAAAGCTTCCGGTTGCCATTAGTGTCCACCAGTGCAATGCAATTGCCCATTGCAAACTGCATCAGCTTTTCGTCAAACAACAATTTTCGCTGTTCACTCAGCTTTTTCAGCTCACCCAGCGGCACGCTCTCGGTCCTCGCACCCTGAATCACCTTCGTAATGCCAAAGGTGCCATTCTCCTGCCCCCAGCGCTCTACGAATTCCTGCGCGTTGTATGGGTCGTAGCCAAACGCCCGCACGTCGTACTGGTTCTGCTGCACAAAGTTATCAAGGTCTTCGTACACCTGCATCATGTCCAGCACCGTGCCGTCAAATACGAATAATGTCCCCTCTTTCATGAACTCTTCGTACTGGTTTCTTCGGCTCACGGGCAGTTGGCTCAGAGTGTAGCTGGTAATGTAGTCCCTTGTCTTTACCCCAAAATATCCGCTTGAAAGCGGAAACAAAAACGTAAACGCACAAAAATCATCGCCCATGCTCAGGTCCGCGCCCATGGCGCACGGCATCTGCCAGTAGCTTCTCGGTCGGTGGCAAAGGGTCTCTTCATACGGAAAAAAGTATGTGTACCCCTCCATCGGCAGATTGAAGCGCTTTGCAAGAATGTCGTTCCGGGCACTGGGCGATTTTTCGGCTCTTTCTACGTCCAGCTGATAGGTCTCGTAGCTCACGGTCTTGCCAAGGTTCGGGTTTGCCTTCAGCCACATCTCCGGTCGGCCCACTTCCTCAATGCTGTCCAGCTTGTAGTACCAGATAGAGACATGTGGGTTTACGTACTCCCCCTTCAGGATGCTCAGCAGTTCCATTTTGATGTCGTCGCCACATCCGTTGCGCACCGTGCCCTCGCTGCTTGCCGCAACGATCAGGTAGTTCTCGTTTTTCGCCGCGCCCTGCTCAATGGCACCAATGGGGTCTTCTCGGATGTCACAGCTTAGCCATTCGTCCACGGTAGCCACCGTGTCGCGCCTGCCCTGCAGCTTTTCAATGGTCATGGGGCGCACTTCCAAAAGGCTGTTGGTCACAAAGTTCTCAATGCCTTTTTTGGTACTTGCCATCTTCACACGGTCTGCTTTCGCACCAGTGGTGTTCTGCAGGCTGCCATCGGTCATGAACTTCAGCACCGGCCCCTTTGCCCGTGCCAACGCGGTGCGGAAGGGTGCCAGCACTTCCTCGGCCTGCTTCATAGTAGGCGCTGTGGTCAGCTGCTGGGTGGTGTTCGTGTTGGCGGTCATAAAGTACGCCTGCAAAAATTCCAGGTACATGGTCTTTGCGGCCGAGCGTGTGATGATAAGATACTGCTTCGTCACCAGCCGCTTCTTGATGCGCTTGGTCTCGTAGTGTCCGCCTGCCCCGTGCGGGTTCGGCACATACACGCTCCGCTCCACAAAGTAGTACCAGCCAAAGATCTGTTCTGCCCACAGCTTAAAGCTGTCCAGCATCTTCACATCGCCGCCGTCAGTCAGCGTCAGCTCGTCCTCACAGAACGCGATAAAGCCGTTGATGGCCTTATCGTCATAGTAGATGCCCGGGTTTGCAATCAGGTCGTCGATCCGGTTCATCTCCATGCTGATCTCTCTGCAAACGGGGATCTCCCCGCGCATCACGGCCTCCCGGAACCGGCCGTAGTAGATCGGCGTCGCCGTGTTCGAGAGTGCCATTTTGATTTTTCAGCTCCTGCTTTATGTATCAGCCTTTACAGACCCTTGCTCCGTAATTTCCTCAGCGTACGCCTTGTCCTCAGCTCCTTACTGTACGATTTCCTCAAAGCCGCTCTTCACCAGAATGGCTTTCACCTTCTCCTTCAGCAGGCGGGGGCAGCGGGCATACATTGCCTTTGCTTCCTCGGTCGTCTCGCAGCTCATGATCTCCTGTGCCCACAACATTGCCATCATAAAAACAGTCCTTTCCAGTTTTCTGTAAACTCGTTTAAGCATATACGATTTCGCTCATTTCCATCAGACACTGCTTGATCATCGTATTTTCTTCTTTCAGTGTCTTGTTATCTTCCTGCAGTGCTTCCAGCTTCTCTTTAAGTGTCGGCTCCGGTTTGGGCTGGTCCGCAGGGTCAGACTTTACTCCGCCGTCCGTTACCTCGTAGCAGCCCGGTTTATCCGCGATGCTCCACAACGTATCGCCCACAGCGCAGGCGGCATTGTGGGCGTTTACTGCTTCCACCATAGCGGTGTATGCATCGCACTGCGCCTGTGTCTCCACAGGTTTTGCAAGGGCATATCCTATTTTGATTTCCATGCTGCACATCCTTTACTTCCAGCGACCTATGACGACAATACTTCCTTTATAGTCTCTGCGTACATATAATTCAGTAGTAGTACGGTTGTATACGCAACATTCTACGTCGATGTTGTAGGTTATGCTTTCGCCAAGAGCAAAACCGGCACCATAATTTGTGCTAGCAAATGGCACAGGAAACTGAAAATAGGGATAGTAATTCTTGTGAGGCCATTCGCCGAATTCGAGCCAGCAAATCTGTGTGCCATTGCTGAATCTAATATAATTTGTACCGCTAGTGGTGATGTCGCTGCCGATCCCGTCCAGCTTCTTTTTGTCGGCAGCACTCATCAAACCCGCCGCGCGCTGGGTGGCATTGCCATAGGTAGTGTTGGTTGTCGGCGGTGTGTAGCCCAATGCCGCTGTGACATTGGCTTTGGTCAGGCTCAGCAGGCCGCTGGCAATGGTAAGGTTCGAGCCAATTTTCACGAGGCCAAGCGCACTTGCGGTTGCAGCGTCGTAGGTATGATCCGTAAACACCGCATCTGCGGGTACGGTCTTTTTCAGTTCGTAGGTACACGCAACTGGTTTGCCGCCAGAAAAATACACCGGCTTGGTAGTACTGCCCGCCGTCGCAGTGTCAAGTTTTACAGCGCTGGTAGCACTGCCGCCTGCAGATGCAGAACCCGCGTAGCTGTGCGCGTGGTTCTTGGCCGCAAATACGCTTTCCGCCTTGCTCTTGATGTACGCCCACAGCGTACTCATGGGCCTGCGGTGGAAGGTGGTGGTGCTGGTGCCGCCGCCAACGTACTGGCTCACATAGTAGTCCGCATCAGTAGGGGTCGAAGCATCGGTGGTCAGCGCGTTGATCATCGTGTTCAGGTCATCGGCGGTCTTGTTTGCTTTGTCAGTCAGCTTTTTATCCACCTGCGTGCGGGTGTAGTAGTCACTCATGTTTACCGTCACCATGCTGTCACGCCAGGCATTGGTGTCGCGGTCCCATACCCAGATGCTGTCCGTGGTGCCCACCACAGCCCACCAGCCGTTTTCACCCACGGGCACCGCAGCAGTCAGGGCGTCTGAGGTCTCATACCAGCCCTGCGCGCCCAGCGTAATGGTGCGCACCTGCTCGAAATATTCCTTTGTGGCCTGCAGGTATTCACCGGATTTTGTTTCGCTGCCCTTCGCATTGGATGCGCTTGTGCCAGCATTGGTCTCGCTAGTCTTTGCTGCGCTTGCGCTGGTATTGGCAGTGCTGGCCGCACCTGTGGCAGTGCTGGCCGCGCTGGATGCTGTCTGGGCATCTTTTTTTGCGGCTGCTGCACTGTCAGCAGCTGCGGTTTTGCTGGTATTGGCATCATCTCGCGCCGCTTCGGCTTTCTTTGCGTTGGCCTGAGCACTGGCGGCGCTGGTACCAGCATTTGTCTCGCTAGTCTTTGCTGCGCTTGCGCTGGTGCTGGCATTCGTTTCACTCGTTTTTGCGACCTTCGCACTGGTCACGGAGTTTGTCTCCGAGGTCTTTGCCGCACTGGCCGAACTGGCAGCAGTTGTTTCGCTGGCCTTTGCTGCCTTTGCACTGGCGGCAGCGGCATTCACAAAGGTCTGTCCGTATGCCTCCACTTCCGCCTTCAGCGTCGCCATAAAGTCCCGGATCTCAGAAATGTCAGTTTTTGTGTCTACCACCAGGCCTTCCAGGCATTTTGCCTTGCCAAGCGTCGTGTGGAACGCACAGTTCACCATTCCGCCAGTGGTAATAAGGCCCACCACAATAAAGAACACATCGCCCTGATACGCTACAGCATCCGCCGCCACAATCCAGTCAAACACCACCGCATTGCCTTCAGTGTGTTTGCTCGTCACCGTGTAATAGTTTTTGTCACCGTTTGCATTCTGGTAGTTGATGCGCAGGTCAAACTTCGACATATCGTATCCGCGCCATGTTTTGTTCATTCTAAATCGGATGCGGTTCGCGTCTTTATCTCCCTCAACGCCCAGCACCACACCCCGCTCCGGGATGGCAATTATGCGCAGGTCTTCATCGATCACAAAATCGTAAGCGGTATCTTCTTCGCTCACATCTGCCATTGCTGCAAACTGCTTGTCCAAATCCACCATGTCACTTCACCTGCTCGATCAGTACCTTGTTTGTTATCATCCGCGTCTTGCCATTCTGGCCAGCAAGATACACCTTAAAGCTTTTTCCGTCCGTCACCTCGTCGGGTACGGCGCACTCACCTTCCGCGCTCACAGTCACCGCATATTCGTCATTGAACACAGCAATTTTCTTGGCCATAAGCCACTCCGGGTCACTCTGCTCAAAGTGGCAGCGCAGATAGCCTTTGCTTCCGGCTGTCACGCCGGCAAAATCACCGCGCTTTGCCAGCTGCTGCCCTTCCACGGCAAACTTCAGCATCCGCATTGTTTCTCCTCCCTGTCGCACTCGGCATACAGCCGCCATTCCAGTTCGCTGATAAGGTTTTTGGTCGCTTCCATCGTGCTGGAACTCTGCGGCGGGTCAAACAGCATCTTCACCTTCAGCGCCGTATAGCTCTTTACCGCTTCAATGTCCGCCCTGTTCTGGCAAAACTCGCTCCATGTTGCCGTTGCATCGCTGATGCCAAA